CCAGCCGTCGAGGAGCCAGCAGCACCGGCGCCGCTGCCGCCGGCGGAGCCCGCCGAGCGGGCGGACCCGCTCACGGCCAAGCGCCTCGACCGGATCCAGCGAGAGGAGCACCGCGTCCGCGCCGCGATCGCGACCGAGCGCAAGGCACTGGAGGCCGAGCGCGCGTCCGTCGAGGAGGCCCGAGCGACCGCGCAGCGCTTCGCCGAGCTGTCCAAGCGCGCCCAGTACGATCCGGTCGCGGTGCTCTCCGAGCTCAAGATCGACGAGTCGCGCTACGAGGAGATCGCCAAGACGCTGTACGCCTTGAGCCCGGCGGGACGCAAGGATCCGAAGCTCGCGAGCGAGGCGGAGTCGCACATGCGCCTGCGCTCCACCGGCGACAAGGTGAGCCAGCTCGAAGAGACGGTCGCGAAGCTCTCGGCCCGCCTTGAGGAGCGCGACAGCCACGCGGAGCAGGAGCGCGCCGTGACCGCGTACCTCGACGACGCGATGAAGGTCGTGACCACGCTCAACGGTCAGGCGCCGATCGTGAAGCAGCTCGCCGCCAAGAGCCCGGACAAGCTCCGCGCCCGGATCCGCGCCACCGCCGCTCGCCTCGTGGCCGAGACCGGCGAGGCGCCCGAGGCCGAGGAAGTGATCGCCGCACTCGAAGCCGAGCGCCGCGCCGAGCTGGAGGAACTGGGCGTGGACATCGCCGCGTTCGGCGGCAAGCACGCACCGGCGCCCGCCACGGCGACGTCGGGAAGGACGATCACGTCCGATCTCGGTGCGCCCGCGGTGAAGCCGCGCCTCACGCCCACGTCGCGCGAGGAACTGCGCGCAGAGGCGCGCCGCAATCTCGCCAAGGGCGTGCTCGAGTAGCTCGATTCGAGTAGCTCGCTTGCATCGGTCCGCGAAGTCGTGTAGTAGAGAATACACAGTCCTGAGTCATTCGCTGTAAGCCGGAGAGTGGAAGCGGCAAGACCATCGCGCCCCCGAAGGAGGCGTCATGTCCGCTTCGACAACCACCACGGCCGCTTACCTCTTCAAAAAGGTGTACAGCGGCGACGAGCCCGGCGATCTGGCAGTGCGCGACCATCATCTCCTGAAGATGATGCGCAAGGTCGGTGACTTCTACGGCGACGGCTTCAAGTACGCGATCCAGACCGGCAACCCGCAGGGCGTGTCCGGTGCGTTTGCGACCGCGCAGACCAACGCGAAGAGTTCCAAGGGCAAGCAGCCCGAGGCGGCGCTCAAGACCAAGTACGGCGTGATCACGCTCGACGGGGTCGCGATGGCCAAGGCGTCCAACAACGCCGGCGCCTTCATGGACTTGGTCACGATGGAGACCGACGGCGTGCTTGAGGAGATGGGCGACACGCTCGCCTTCGACCTCTTCCGCGACGGCAACGGCGTACGCGGCCGGCGGTCCTCGGCCGCGACGAACGTCATCACGCTCACGGTCGCCGACGACGCCCGGAACTTCAAGGAGGGGATGACAGTCATCGCCGACAACGACATCACCGGCGCGTCACCCCGCTCGGGCACTACCACGGTCGCCTCGATCAACGAGGACGCTGGCACGGTGACGCTGACCTCCGCCGCCGGGATCACGTCGTTCGCGGACAACGATTACCTCTTCCGCGAGGGCGATCCGGCGACGTGCATGGAGGGCTTCTCGGATCAGTTCCCGCTCACGGCTCCGAGCTCTGGCGAGTCGTGGCGCGGCATCGACCGCAGCACGAACACGAACCGGCTCGCGGGCGTGCGCGTGGACGACACGGCGACGAGCATCGAGGAGAACGCGGGCCTGGTCGCGGTGAAGATCAGCCAGATCGGCCAGAAGGCCGACTGCCTGTGGCTCAACCCGATCAAGTTCTGGGAAGTGAGCCGCCGCCTGAACGCGAAGGTCGAGTACTCGGACGCGGGCGGAAAGGCCGACTACGGGTTCGAGTACATCTCGATCCACTCTCCGGCCGGCACGCTCAAGTGCTACGCGGACGCGGACTGCCCGACGAACCGCGGCTACGTCACGAACATGAGCACGCTCTACATCAAGCATCTGTACGGCGTGCCTCACCTGATCACCGACGACGGCCGCCCGAACCTGCGCGAGTCCGGCGCCGACGGCATCGAGGCCCGCATGCGGAGCCTCTCGAACCTCATCTGCACCCGCCCCGGCGCCAACGGCGTCTTCTCCATCTGATTCGCTACCAGCTAACCAGCTGAGACAGGACAATCACCATGGCCGCAGACTTTTTCCGAGTACAAGCCACCACGCGCCAGAACACTGCCCCGGGCTCCACGGCGGAGGGGTCTCTCTCCGAGGGTCGCTCGAACCGCTTCGGCGAGCTGTACGTGCGAGCGATCGAGGGCAACCGACAGCACGCGCTCGCGGACGAGGGAAGCTACTTCGTCGCGACGAACCCGACGCCCGGAACCGCAATCGCTGGCATCTCCGCGGCGGACGGGTACGACGACGCCGAGGCGCTGCTCTTCATCCGCAACGACGCCACCGCAGCCGAGGGGACCAGGCTCTACCTCGACTACATCCTGCTGTCGGCCACCGCGGCGGGCACGAACGGAACGAACTTCTCCTACGCGATGGACTGCCCCACCGGGGCGACCTCGTACGCCTCGGGCGGCTCGACGATCACGCCAGTCAACGTGAACCGCGCGTCGTCGCTCACCGCGTCGGTGACGATGAAGTTCGGCGCGGTCGTCACCACGACGGGCACGACCGAGCGCATCGTCTCGCACGGCCCGCTGCGGTCGGTCATCAAGCTGATCGGGGACAAGTACCTCTTCACGTTCGGCGTGGGGGAGAAGAAGGACGGCTGCGCCGCGACCACGGCCGGCACGGCGATCGTCAACATCGTCCGCGCGTGCCCCCCGGTCGTGCTGGGTCCGTCGGACCAGTTCTGCCTGCGCGAGTTCGCCGCGTCGCAGACCGTCGCCGCGCAGTACGAGTTCGAGATGGGCTTCTGGATGAGATAACAAGTGGTTACGTACCAGTTCGGCGAGCGCCTACCGGAGCGGTTCTGGGATCGTGTGATCCCGGAGCCCAACTCCGGCTGCTGGTTGTGGGTGGGTCCGCTCAACCGCGACGGCTACGGGCACTACTACGTGCGAGGCGATGCGACGCGCCGCGCGCAGCATCGCGAGAACATGCGCCGCAGTCCAGTTCTCATGGCTCGCGACGGCGGGGTGGCAGCACAGCGCGAGCGCGACATAACGCACTGTCCGGATGGGCACCCGTACGCTGGTGACAACCTCTACGTTCAGCCACGAGCCGGCGGTCGGGTCTGCAAGCTCTGCGACCGCGCTGCGGGCAAGAGGTGGCGAGAGCGCAACCGAGAAAGAATCAACGCGAGGCATCGTGAGCGTCGCCTTCGCCGAAAGGACAGCACATCATGAGCATGAACGCCTACCCGCCGCGCGACACCACGCCCGAGATCGAGTGCCATCACGTGCGACTGCTCGGCACCGGAGCCGCCGACCCCACCAAGCAGATCGGCCGTGGCATCTCCGTGACCCGCACGAGCGCTGGACTGTACAAGCTCACGTGGTCGGAGAATCCTGGAACCTTCGTCGGCCTCAGCGCGACGTTCGGCGCGGCGACGCCGGCCGACCTGGCAGGTCACACGATCGTGCGCGACACGTTCGACACGTCGGCGTTCACGCTGGAGGTCCTCATGTCCGGGGCCACCGAGGTGGCGCACGACCTGGCGGCCAACGAGTACATCGATCTGCAGGTGTATTTCACTCGCACCAGCGCGTAGGGAGGCAGGGTCGTGGCTGGCGAGATCAAACTCACGGTCCTGCTGAAGTTCGCCAAGAGCAGTACAACCACCGAGGCGAAGGTGAACGACCTCGCCGTCACTGTGACGGGGACGCGGTTCATCCACAATCGGCAGTCGATCGGCACGAGCGAGGAGGCTCTCGACCTCGGCGACATCGCGACGGGCGGGTGGTTCGTTGCGATCAACCGCGGCGCGACGAACTTCATCGAGATCCGATCGGGCACGGGCGCGACCGACATCATCAAGCTGAAGGCGGGCGAGCCGTGCTGCTTCCGAATGTCCGGCGATGCGACGGCGCCGTTCGCCATTGCAAACACCGCCGCTGGCGACCTGGAGTATTGGCTCTTCGAGGACTGAGCAAAGGTGCCCAGAATCTTCACGGTCGAAAAGCTCGTTCTTCTTGCCCAGCAGCGGGCGGACATGGAAGAGCAGGACTTCATCCTCGCCCCCGAGTGGCTGTTCCACCTCTCGACGGCGTACGCGGAGCTGCACTCGATCCTCGTGGAGTCCGGGATGCGCTACTTCGAGCGCACGCAGACGATCGCGACGCGGGCGGATGTCGCCGCCTACGCTCTGCCGGATGACTTTTTGTCCTCGATCGCTGTGGACCGGATCGTCAACGCGACCACGAACGAGCGGCGCGAGCTCACCGAGCTGATGGTGCAGGAGCGCAACGTCTACACCCGCGCTGGCGCGTCCGAGTCGGTGGCGTTCTCGTACGTCGGGCCGGACATCGTTCTCTACCCGACGCCGCCGGCATCGCAGACGTACGAGCACCTGTACGTTCCTCAGCCCAAGGATCTGAACGGCGTCGCGAACAACACCGAGGTGGACGTCGTGACGCCGGACGGCGAGGCGTTCGTCCTGTGGACGATGTGCGTGCTCGCGCGCGACAAGGAGGAGTCCGACATCACGAGCGCGGAGCACAAGCGCAGCCAGGCGGAGGCTCGGCTCAGGGAGTGGTCGGTGCTGCGTGCGCTGAACAATCCGCGCCGGCGCATCGTGGCGGATGAGGATTGGGCCTATCGGCCGGGTGACTGGCGCGGGGGCTGGCGATGACCGCTGAGCGCATCCGTATCCACAAGATGCCCGGCGCCGGCGGCGCGCAGCAGCAGCGAATCCAGCGCGAGCACAACGAGGTGGTGGGCGATCTCGCCCTGCGCGCGGAGACAAACGCCGCCGGGCGCCTGCTCGCGACCACGGGGCATCGCGTGATGCTCGGGCCGTGGGCGCGTGCCGACCTCGCCGCCGGCGCGACGCTGTCCATGCCGATCGCTGCCGCGACCACGGTGCCGTCGGATTGGCCGGCGCTGGCGCGCGGCTCCATCGTCGGCGTGATGGCGATCCTCTCCGCCGCGCCGACGGGCGCGAACGTGCTCACGGTGAAGTTGCTGATCGGCGGGGCGGTGAAAAAGACGTTCACGATGGCGGCTGCAGGTGGCCGGACGTACGTCGCCACGTACACCGCCGGGCAGCTCGCGTTCCTCGCAAAGCAGCTCGTGGTGCCGCAGACGGTCACGCCAGCGGGCTGGGGCGACACGACTCACGATCTCACCCTCTGGCTGCTGGTGGAGGTGTAGCCGTGGCGATGGAGTGGCAGACGATCCACATCCCGCTGGCGGCCGGAGTGGACACCAAGTCAGACGAGCGTGCGCTCAACCCGCCGCGCCTTTCTGTCTGTCAGAACGCCGTGTTCGAGGAGCACGGCGGGATCCAGAAGCGCCCCGGCTTCACGCACCTCGGCCTCGATCGCGACACGTCGGCGACGATCCTGGGCAGGCTCCGAGGCCTTGGCTCGCGCGGCGACGAGCTCGTCATGTTCGCCGAGGGGCGTTGCTACAGCTGGGCGGAGGAGTTCTCTACGTGGGAGGACCGAGGGCGCTGCGAGTCCGTGCTCGTCGATCACAGCCATGTGGCGCACGATCGCAACGATCAGATCCGAGGCGACCGCGCGCGCCAGGGAGACGTGATCCTCTACGCCTGGGAGGACCGCAAGGAGTCAAAGGTGAAGTGGCGGCTCGTGGACGCGAACACGGGCGCGAATCTGCCACAGGGCGCTGTGCAAGAGGTCGGGACGACGTCCATCCCGGCGTCGCGGCCAATCTGCCGAGCCATCGGCGGGCGGCTACACCTCTACTATCTCACCGCCGACAAGGTGTCGGTCCTCTCCATTGACCCGACGTCGCGCGCGACGCTCTACGCCGTTCCACCGGCGACCGTGCTCGTCACCGATCGCGAGACGAACGGCATGTACGATGTAGTGCAGCACGGGTCGGCTGCCATCCTGGTGTGCAACACGACGACGACGCGATACCGCGTGATGAACGTGACTGCCGCGGGCGCGATCGGAGCGACCAACGTCGCGAAGGCACGCGACTGCGACGGCGAGATTACGTGCGCGTACCACGCGGCATCCGATCTGCTCGCCGTCGCGTACGTGAGCGAGACGGGCGGGACCACCGACATTGTCATCGTGGACTGGCTAGATGTCGCCAATGCCTTTGCCGACAGCTCCGTAAACAACCAGCTAGACACCGGCTCGGTGAACACCATCGGCTCCGTGACGGTTGCGATCGTGTCGAGTCCGACGACGGCGTATGTGTTCTGGAACGAGATCGCGTCCTTGTCGCCGCAGAATGATCGCGTGAAGCGGAACACAGTCACGTCCGCCGCCGGGATCGGCACAGTGAAGACGCTGTGCAACCACGCTCGCCTAGGATCGCGTGCCGCCGTGTGGTCGGAGACGGCCAGCAGCACGACCTACGAGCGCGTGCTGGTGCATGTCATCCACGACACGGCGCAACAGCCGATGTACGCGCTGCTCGACGGAGTGTTCGTGGTCGGCGCGGACATCAACGAGCAGGACGGTGGCGGCGGTCAAGGGTCTGGCGAGGAGATCGGCCTGCTCGCGCACATCCTGCCGCGCGAGGCGACAGATTCGCCGTACGTGGCCATGCCGCTGCCGCAGATCGAGCAGGACGCGACCGACAGCAACGTGTTCGCGTGCATGCTCGGAAACCGTCGGCGCCTCGACAACGTGACCGACGATGCCTTCACCGAGCGCGGCCTCGAAGATGTGACGTACACCTTCGCTGACGCTCGCGCCTATCGCGGGGTGGAGGAGGGCGGGACGCTCTACATCCCTGGCGGCTACCTCGCGGCGTACGCTGGCGGGCGCGTGCTGGAGTCCGAGTTCCTGCTCTACCCGGAGGAGGTGGACATCACCAAGTCGAACGGCTCCGGGTCGCTCACCGTGTCGTCCGACTACAGCTACAAGTGCTACTGGGAGCGCCAGCTCGCCAACGGGGAGATGCAGCGCTCGGCGTACGCGAAGACCTACTCGGTCACGCTGGGCGCCACGGACGACACGACGCAGCTCACGCTTCCGACCAACCCGTTCACCAACGACATGAACGCGGCGCTCGCGGTGTACCGCACCGAGGCGAACCCCGGCACCGATGCTCCGTACTACCGCGTGTCTGGTCTCGATCCGACTGTGACTACGGGGCTGAACTACTACGTACGAAACGACCCGTCGAAGGTGACGCTCACGTTCGACGATGGGATGTCCGACGCCACGCTCATCACAAAAGAGCAGGACCAGGGCAACCCGGGCGAACTCGGGACGGCGCTCGACAACATCCCGCCTCCGGCGCCTCGCGTCGTGCAGGTCGGCCAGTCGCGCCTCTTCACGCTCGACCCGTCGGACAAGACACGGATCTGGTACTCGAAGATCCGAAATGATGGCGAAGGAGTGCAGTTCTCCGACGTGCTGGAGATCCGGGTCCCGCAGCATGGCGGCGAGGTGACGGCACTGGAGGTCACGGACTCTGGGATCGTCATCTTCTCGGAGCGAGCGATCTTCGTCGTCCACGGCCAGGGGCCAGACAACCTCGGCAACGGCGGCTACTCGGCGCCGCAGCAGGTCGTGGCCGGCGTCGGGTGCATCGACGCGCGGACGACGTGCAGGATCCCGGGCGGGATCATGTTCAAGAGCGACAAGGGGATCTACCTGCTCGACGGCGGATTCAACGCGCAGTACGTCGGGGCGCCTGTCGAGGACCACAACAGCTCGACGATAGTTGCAGCGGTAGAAATCCCCGATCGCCACCAGGCGCGGTTTCTTCTCCAGAATACTGGCTTCCTCCTCTATGACTACCTGATCAACGAGTGGTCCGACTGGACGACGCAGCTCTCGACAGCACCGCCAAACGAAGCGGCCGGCTCTGCGGAGTTCGCCGGACCCGGCACGCACACATGGCGCGTGCCGCCAGGCGTCACGTCGATCACGGCCAAGGCGCGCGGCGCTGGTGGCGGCGGATCGGTGGCCAGTTCAGCAACAACCCGGCCGGGATCCGGCGGCGGCGGCGGCGCGTATGCGCAGTCTGCGATCACGGTGACAGCCGGATCGCTCGTGACAGTTGTCGTCGGCACCGGAGGCGCGGGCGGATCCGGCAGCGCTGGCCCGGGATCTGCCGGTGGAAACTCATCGGTGACGAGCGGGGCGAATACGGTGGTCGCCGTCGGGGGGCCGGGCGGCAGCACGGGTGTAGTGACGGCTGGAGGGCTGGCATCGTGGAGTACGGGACCGCCTAAGTTCTCCGGGGCCGGGATCGATGCGCTACCGCCACTTGAGGGCGACGCGGCCGGCGGCGGCGGCGGCGCAGGAGACGCGGCGGACGGCTCCGTCGGCACGAC